ATCTTCATTATGATGATATTTCACGCACGAAAAAAACCATACACATCCGTGATGGGAAAAGTCGCTCTGATCGTTATACTTTGCTTGCAGACCGGACGCTCGAAATATTGACAGAATACTGGTTTCAATGTGGCAGACCAAGAGGGATTTTGTTCCCAAGTTCATGGACAGGGGATTATCTTACAAAAGATAGTGTCATTCAGTTTTTTCGTGAAAGTGCCAAAAGAGCAGGCATTCAGAAACACGTCTCCACGCATTGTTTACGTCACAGCTTTGCAAGTCATCTGTTTGAATCCGGCTGTGATGTAAAATATATTCAAGCGCTTCTGGGACATCGTGATCCAAAATCAACAGAGGTTTATCTGCATGTAAGCAATAAAACTCTGCTTGGAATTAGGAGTCCATTTGATGAGATGGGCGGTGAATGATTATGGAGAAATCATGTACGATACAAGATGTATTTGAACGGTTTTATCCTTCTTATGAAAAGAGGAATAGCCCTCCTGCTCATCATAGAAAAACAGCTTATCATATCATGAACTGTAAAACAGGCGCTTTTGGTGTAAACATCAGTGTTTGTGAGGACTGCGGATGTATCAGCATTCATAATAACTCCTGCAGAAGCAGATGCTGTCCCATGTGCCAGGAGTTTCCGAAAGAGAAATGGATTGATGCACAAAAAGAGAACGTACTTGATGCACCCTATTATCATGTAGTATTCACAGTTCCTGCGGAATTGAATCCTATCATTTATAGCAATCAGAAACTTTTGTATGATGCACTGTATCATGCTGCATCATCCACTCTGGACGAGCTGGCGAAAGATTCAAAGTATCTGGGAGCTGACATCGGATATATCTGTATTCTTCATACATGGGGTTCTGCAATGAATTATCATCCTCATATCCATACAATTGTTCTTGGTGGCGGACTTGATAAGGACAGCAAATGGAAAGATACCGGTGGGAAGTTTTTTCTCCCGTATGGGGTCATTGCAAAAGTGTTCCGTGGGAAATATTTGTGCGAATTAAAAAGCCTGTGGAATGATTCAAGGCTTGAGTTTCATGGTACAGCGGAGAAATATCAAAACCACTATTGCTTCAAAGGACTTCTCGATGAGTGCTATAAAAAAGACTGGGTTGCTTATTGTAAGGAAACATTTAATGGAGCACAGTCAGTCATAAATTATCTTGGGAAATATACTCACAGGATAGCAATCAGTAATCATCGGATCAAGTCCATGACGGAAGCAACTGTTACATATGCTGTAAAAGACTATAAAAACAAAGGTCAGTGGAAAGAGAAAACAGTTCCGGGCGAGGAATTCATCCGTCGATTTTTAATGCATGTTCCTCCAAAACGTTTTGTCAGAATCCGGCACTATGGTTTGCTGTCGTGCCGAAACAAGAGCAAAAAGATGACACATTGTAGAAATCTGCTTGGATGTAAAAAATATATTTCTGCATTGAAAAATCGAAGTGCCACTGAAATGATAAAGCTGCTATATAACATAGATGTATGCAGGTGTTCTTCCTGTGGCGGAAAAATGGTTCCACATCTTCCAGATAAGCATACACCATCTGTTTTAGCGCATATGAGATGTTAAAATATACAACTGAATACTTCAAAAAACTTCCGCAAAGGGAGTCTGTTTGTCATGCCTAAAAATAATTCTTTTGGCAAAAACCAGCTGTCAATAAAACACGAGATATGATAAACTTATAGAAGAGAGCAAAGATTGAATTCCCATAGAAGTGGCGAAAGGGACGCGACTTTGTTCACCAAGGAAAAATCGAAATTGATGTAAACGAAAGGGCAGTTTGATAAAACCGCAAGACTGCTTTTTCGTTTACACCAACTCCGATTGTTTCCTTAACAATTTTAAAAAAATCAGAAATTTGACGAAGGAGGTTGATTGTATGAAAAAGTTGATAGCATTAGTTTTAGCAGTGGTTTGTGTGCTTGGCTTGGTTGGGTGCAACAACAAGACAGTCAATATTGATTTGCCTTTTGAGGTAGGTGATGTTGAAAATATAGAAATGTATCACTTTGTTGGAGTACCTGTGTCAGCAGAAAAGAAGGTCATTGTTGTCGAAGAAACCATAAAGAACTTGTATGATATGTTTGAGGGGCTATCCTTGGAACT